CTGTCGCAGCGTTACGAGCGCGGCTCGACCATCATCACCTCGAACCTGCCATTCGAGACTGGACGCAGGTGCTCGCCTCCGAGCGGCTAACCGGCGCGCTGCTCGACCGGCTGACCCACCACGCCACCATCCTGACCATGAATGGCGACAGCTACCGCCTCAAGCAGTCCACCGGACGCCGGCGCCGCGGGGCGGAGCAAAACCAGGCCAGCGTCCTGTCCGACCCGGACACCGGTGAGATACTATCTTCCTGACACTCAGACCGAGGACGGCAACGATATGAAAAGGGCCCCGATCGGGGCCCTTTTCATATCGTCAGCGCACGCCTCAGGTGGCCTGCTTTTACTCCGCCCCGCTGGCCTGCTTTTGCTCCGCCGTTGACAAGAAATGATACTGCACCGTTGTGAAGGGCGGGAAGTCCTTCGGCAGTTGCGCCCATTGGCATCCTGTCGATGCGATATACTGGATCGCATCCCACAGGGTCCGCGCCTTGTGCTTGCGCGGGCGCCCCACCCGAGAAGTCCGCCTCAATAATGGCCGGACGACAGCCCATTCCTCATCGGTGCAGTCGCTTGCATAGCGCAGCCCGCTTCTGTCATGCTCGCGCCGAGCGGTTTCAGTCCAGCCCATGTGATCCTCGTGGTCTTCGCAACCCCCGGTGAATCACAAGCTACTGAAATCGCTCAACTCAATTTTCGGTCGGGCTCTAAAGCATAGGCTGAACGCGATAATAGCGGACGGTAAGGACCCTGAGCAGCAGGATATTGACGAAGTCCTACTTTTGGAAAAGTCTCTCCGAGATAAAATGTATAACTTAGCGGATGTGTTTGGACCCGAGTTGGCGGTTACTAATGACCCATTTGTATTTAAAGAAGACCTTGAGCCCATCACAAAATATTGGCTTACAGGGAGGGTTGATCCTCAAGAGTCCACTTGAACGACTTATTAGTTATAGCCTTGCATCGTTCCGCGTCACGGGTCTCCTGTGGTATGCGGTTATACTGTATGACTTGAGCCTGACGGATGATCACCAGTTTTACGCGACTGCAAGCCGTAGGCACCGGCTGTGACTCGGCAACAATCACATCCTTATTCCAACTCGTGATAGGCCAGTCATCATTGTAGAGAAAAACCGATCTATTCGAACCCAATGACGAAAGCTCGTTGATCCGACACCGCTTCTGTTCGTTCCGGCATTCAATATGCAGGAAGGTATTACCATTCATGTCTTCGCCAATTAGGGTGCCTTCGGCGACGGCGTATCCCGTGCCTTCCGTGCGGATATCACCGTCATCGTAATAGGTTTTAGGCATCCATCGTATTGGCTGATCACCGAGCTTTTTCGCCAGCCACAATCCGCCAGCAATGGCTATTATCGCGGCGACCGCAAAACCGAACGCAAAGCTTCGAAAGTTCATCGACCATCCCCCATCCTGTGAGGGCAGCAGACCCGGTTCACTTGCAGTTTGCAAGCGGGCAGTAGGCTACGGAGTCAGCGCGTTCACATCGTGATAGCTCTCTGCCTTCGTCCAATCCCTCGATGTCGGCTTCTTGTTCCGCTCTACCACGCTACGGCAATGCGCCATAAGCTCGGCTTGCTGGTTCCGATCATACAGCCTCAACGCCTTGCGGACTTCGTGCGGTTTGAAGCCATCACGCGCCATGGCGTTCTTCAACATCGTGCGCTTGTTCGACCATAGCACAGCACCAGCGCCGAAGAAGGCAAGGCCAGCGAGGGTGAGAACGGTCATCATCACCTTTATGTATCACTGAATCGGGAAACATCAATCTCATCGATGGGGATAAATATCTTCGCTCAAACAATCGAGGTTATCCCATGAAGAGTCCCGACCTATCAGACTTCAAACACGCGGTGGTTTTTTATTCCATCAGCGTGATCTTCGCTGGCCTATCAGCCTTCCTCCAAACTTGGGGGCGCGATCTTGACACCTTCGCCGCGATACTCGCTAACGGATATGCCGTTGGTTTTCTCGCGCTGCTATCCGTGTGCGGCTTCGGTCTCGGATCGATAAGCGTTTACGCTGGTATCCTTTCGCTAAAGGGAGGCAGCAAGTGATGCAGCCTACAGCAGACAATGTATCCGCAATCATCATCGAGGAGATGATGACATGGAACCCGAAGGAGAACAGCGAGAACACACGCCGTATCCAGCTAACCAACTTGAGCGAGCGTCTTATTCGCTACTTCGCGGTTCATTCTATGCAGCCCGAACAGCTTGACGGCTTACCGGGTGGCTACGGCATGGACGGCACGCTCGACGCCATCGTAGGACGCCGCAACATGACCAAGCGCGAGCTTATGGCAAGCTCGACCGGGCTGGTGGTTCCTCCTGCTACCGGGGCAGAGTGACCAGATACGCCAAGGCTAAAGCCTATCATCACCTCTACGATACCAAGGCATGGAAGGGCAGGCGGGCCGCACAGCTATCCGCCTATCCCCTATGTGCATACTGCGAACGGATGGGTAAGTTTGTCTCGGCTACCGTGGCCGATCATATCGAGCCGCATAAGGGTGATGATGTGCTGTTCTTCGAAGGCGATCTACAGAGCCTATGCAAGGTATGTCACGATAGCGCCAAGCAGCGTGAAGAGAATGCAGGCTTTAGCAGCGCGGTCGATGTGGATGGGTATCCGATTGACCCCAAGCATCCATCAAACCGGTGAACGGCGTGCCGATAATAGTTTTAGCTAAATAAAGATGAGCGCATGGGCGGGCCGGTGGCCTCGTGTCATCGGTCCGTTAGCTCGACCCTCTGCCGGGTATCCGTTCAGGCCACGCCTGCGGACCCGGCAGCATCGAACCCGACAGGGTAGGGGGTGGTTCGAGGTTGAGGGGCATCCTCTTCCCCACCGCTCGTCCCCATTCGCGCGTGATTCCGCGTAATTCTTCCGGTTTTTTAGAAGTAGAACCAGATTGCGGCACCGAACCCCGCGATTAAGAAGACAAGGCATCCCTTGGCACTGTCGGAAGTGCCGGACAACTGAAGTATCGGTCGAAATAATAGCGCGATCACGATCGCCGGAACCCAACCGAATATCATCCCCTTTCGGCCAAGATAAAATACGAGAATTCCCCAAGTCGCTACGAAAGCCACGACGCTCTCAAGCACTGGTGAACCCTTGTCGTCTTTGCCGTTCGAGCCGTCTTTGTCCGTCATACCTGCCCCCTTCAACTAAATATGGCATGGCACGATCACACAAGCCCACAAAGGTCAAAGAGCTTTCAGGCAATCCCGGTAAGCGGCCCCTGAACAAGGCAGAGCCGAAGCCGTCTGGCCTACCGTTACCCCCTACCGTCATGTCCAATCGCGCCAAGACGATTTGGAAGCGGCTGATACTGGCGATGCCCCCCGGCGTCTTCGCGAGCACCGACAGCTTCGCGCTTGCCGCGTATTGCGAGGCAGTCAGCACGCATCAGCTTGCCACCAGCAAAATCTCTGGTGGTGACATCGAGGTCACTGGATCGACCGGGCAGACCAAGATTAGCCCTTGGTTCGCCGTTCAGAGCGATGCCGCGCGCCTTATGGCGACGCTTGGTGCCAAGCTGGGTCTCGATCCAGTCAGCCGCCAGCACCTTAACGCAGATAATGGGAGTCAGGGTGGCGACGAGTTCGGCGACCTGATCCACTGACTGTGCGCGATACCGCCCGTGCACAGCGGGTTATCGATTTCATCCAAAAGCTGAAAATCACGATCGGGGACGATGCGGGAAAGTTTTTCCACCTTCGTGGTTGGCAGAAGAGCTTTATCGAGGATGTCTACTCGCCCATTAATGAGATTGGCAATCGGCTCGTTCGAAGGGCGGTGTTCAGTCTTGCGCGTAAGCAAGGAAAGACCGAACTTGCCGCCGCATTGATACTGGTCCACCTTATCGGGCCGGAAGCTGAACTTAATGGAGAAATCTACAGCGCGGCGAACGACCGTGCGCAAGCTGGCATCGTGTTCAACGCCGTTGTTCGAATGATCAAAGCTTCGCCGACTCTTCAAAAATACCTTGAAGTGACCGTCTCTACCAAGACGATCCATGTAAAGACGAGCGGTATCAAGGCAGAAGGTTCGAAGTTCATTGCACTATCGGCCGAAGCCGGGACCAAGCATGGCTTGAACCCGTCCTTCGTGGTTTATGACGAGCTCGCACAGGCTCGAAACCGCGACCTTCTATCGGTCCTGCTGACCAGTCAGGGTGCGCGTAAAGAGCCGCTGTTTCTGACCATCAGCACGCAGAACAACGATCCGACACACCCCCTGTCTGAAATGATCGATGACGGTCTCAATTCGTCCGATCCCTCGGTGGTGTGCCACCTCTATGCCGCCGATGACGATTGCGAGCTATTGGACGAAGCGCAGTGGCTAAAGGCTAACCCGGCGCTTGGGGACTTTCGATCACTGGACGAGATGCGGGTGATGGCCAAGCGAGCGGTTCGCCTGCCGTCTGAAGAGGCAGAGTTTCGCCTTCTCTATCTGAACCAGCGCGTATCGTTGCACGCTCCCTTGATCGCAAATAGCGATTGGAAAGCAGCGACGATCGACCCGTTCGAATATGCGGATAAGGAGCCGATCTACCTTGGCCTCGACATGTCGAAGACCACCGATCTTACGGCGCTGGTGGCGACATCGGTCAACGATGGTAGCCGCGTGAAGGCGTGGTATTGGAAGCCCGAAGGGCTGATCGAAGACCATACACGGCGAGACCGCGCTCGTTACGATCTATGGGCAAAGCAGGGTCACCTAATCGCAGCACCCGGACGCGTCATCAACCCTCGCTTGATCGCGAAGAAGATTATCGAGCTATGCGGCAAATACGATGTTCGCGGCATGGCTTACGACCGTAACCGAATGGCTGAAGTCCTGCGAACCTTCGACGATGAAGGGTTCGTTGCGGCGGAAGACACGAGTGGTCACCTTCGTATCGTCCCTTGGGGGCAGGGCTTCGTAGGTTTTGCGCCCGCTGTGAACGCATTCGAAATCGCCGTTCTCACGAATGATTTAAAGCACGATGGCAACCCGCTCACGAATATGTGTGTAGCGAACGCAATGGTCGATCAAGACGCAGCCGGTAACCGTAAACTTGATAAAAAACGCGTCTCGGTTTCGTATCGATGGCGCTGTAGCTCTGGCAATGGCACTTGGACTGAAGGCGCTCGATAGAGTTGAAGCAGCACCTACAAACCCTTGGGATGATCCAAACTTCAAGATGATGGGGTTTTGACCCTGCGTTGATCCGACAGCCACCCGACATGCCAAGCTAAATATTGGCATGTTGTTCAATATCTTTGGAAGCGGGGAACGCCGATCCCTTGAAAACCCTAATCGCAGCTTGTCCGACCCGGCGAACTGGTTCGACGCAAGCCGTAAAAGCGCGGCTGGTATCGATGTAAACGAAGAGTCAGCACTTGGTGTCCCGGCTATCTGGCAAGCGGTCAACTTGATCGCCGGGACCATCGGCCATCTTCCGCTTCATCTCTACAAAGTCGATAAAGACGGACAGCCTACCAAGGCTACGAACGACCCGCTCTATTCGGTCATTCATGATCGGGCGAACGATGTTCATTCGAAGTCCGTGTTCTTCAAGATGCTGGTCTGGCGTGCGTTCGCGGGATCAAAGGGGCGCGGCATCGCGATTATTCTACGCGACCGAGTTCAGCGAGTGCGCGGGTTCGTGCCGGTTGATGAAACCTTGGTCAAGATCGACCAGAAAATCGAAAACAACCAACTTGTTCGAACTTACACCATCGGTTCCACGGTCTACAAAGCGAACGACATTATTGACTTCGCACCTTCGCTAAAATCCGATGGCATCGAGGCTTACGCACCGATCATCGTTCACCGTAACACTATCGGCTCGATGATTGCCGCTGAAGAGTATGCAACAGAGCTATTTGCGAATGGTGGTGTTCCGCCTCTTACTCTGACTGGTCCCGGCACCTCACCAGCATCCAACGACCGCGCTTCAGAGCAGATTATGGGCGCTATCAAGTCGTCCAAGGATCGTAAGCGCACGGTCTTGCCGATGCCCACCGGTTTCAAGCTCGAAAGCCTTGGCTTCGATCCGTCAAAGCAGCAGATGATTGAGCTTCGGCGGTTCAATGTCAGCGAGGCGAGCCGAATCTTCAATGTCGCGCCTGCAATGCTGCACGATCTTACTACCGGCACCTACTCGAATGTCGAGCAGCAGAACCTAAACTTCGCGCAGCAGACCATCCTTCCGATCGTCAAGATGCTCGAACAGGAACTTAATCTAAAGCTGTTCGGTATCCGCAACACAACCAACTATGTCGAATTCAATGTAGATGCGCTGGTTCGTGGTGATCTTTTGTCACGAATGGAAGCCTTGGCGCGTGCCGTCAACTCGGCGCTACTCACACCGAACGAAGCTCGCGCACTCGATAACCGCGAAGCGAAGCCACATGGCGACAAGCTTTACATGCAGAGCGCCACCACAGCGCTTGGTAGCACGCCTGCACCCGCCACCCCTGCCGTTCCGGCGAATGAGGCAGCTACCGAAGAAACCCCCCAGAATAACGAGGAAGACAATGGAGGTATCTGCTCACCCCCTTGCGGCGGTAACACAGGCGGCGTGACACGGGCTGCATAGTCCGAGGTTGGGTGGGGCTGCCGGATTTTGCTTGCGCCGTTGCGCGCTTGCTGATTCAGAATCCTCATGAACGTCGAAGCCGTCCGAGCGCTTTCGCATGATGAGCTGGTCGCGCTGGTGCTGGCGCAGGCGGAAGTTATTTCGCTTCAGGCCGCGCGAATTGCGGAGTTAAGCGCCCTGGTAGAGACTCAGGCGGCATCCATCACGCGCCTTGAGAGGCGTGTGGCCGAGCTGGAGGACAAGCTGGGCAAGCCGCCGAAGACGCCGGACAATTCCTCGATACCGCCGAGCGCCGGACAAAAAGCCAAACCTGCCCGAGCGCCAGCGCAAAGACCGCAAGGGTCGCCCCGGTGTCACCCCGCGCGCTGGCCTGCCGA